GATGTCTGCACAATTGCCACCAGCGCCATCCCGTCGTTCAACGCCGCCCAAGGGGCCGTGCTCGCCGAACTCGTCACCCTCGACACCACGACGAGCCTGAATGCCGGCGGGTGGCTGCTGTCGGACGGCACGACCAACAACCGGGTTTCACTCCGTGCCAGGAACAGCGGCAACGCCCAGGCCCTGATCGTGACTGGCGGCGTCACACAGATCAGTCTCCGGGAAGCCGGCACCCTAACGCCCAACGTGGCGACCCGCTGCGCCGTCGCCTGGGCCACCAACAGCGTGGCGTTCGCGCGCGACGGTGCAACGCCTCTGACGACCGGCACAACGACAGTCCCGACCGGCTTAACCGAGTTCCGGCTTGGCAACAGCAACCCGACCGGGACTGAACCGCTCAATGGCTGGCTGCGCCGCATCGCCTACGCCCCGACTCGCGCCGACAATACCGCTCTCCAGACGCTGACGACGTAACCCATGACGAACCTCTCTGCTCCCTCGGCACTGACAATAGTTCCTGCTATAATAATCGCACCATCAATGAGGTGCGACATGGCATGGAAATCGAAGACTGTTCAAGAGGCGGATATCATTCCGCGTCTTATGGAGTTGGCTGACAGGTTCTGGTCGAAGGTAGACCGTAGAGGAAGCGACGATTGCTGGCCTTGGATATCCAAATCCAAGACGCATTTCGGTTATGGTTCATTCGGCGTTCATTTGCCGGGGCAGGAAGCCGGTCGGCTCGTTAATTCACATCGGTGCGCATACATCTTGAGCTATGGGGCTATCCCATCGGGAATGATCATCCGCCATTCCTGCGACAATCCAGCGTGCTGCAACCCGCGTCATTTAGTGGTCGGGACCTTCGGCGACAACATGCGCGACATGCGAGCGCGCGGGCGCGGAGGAGACCGGCGGGTTTTTGGTGTGATCAATGGCCGGTCCAAGCTGACCGTCGAGCAGGTGCGAGAGATCCGCCAAGCTGAAGGGAAGCAGCGGGACATTGCTAAACGGTATGGGATCAGCCCGGCGCAGGTCTGGCGCATAAAGACCGGCACTCATTGGAGAGACGTCTAGCCGTGCCATACGACCCTGTCGGCCACGCTTCAGCGAGTTCGCGGGTTTGGCGCGCGACCAGCCCGCCGCTATCCGGACAAACAGCGCCCGTAGCTGTGGCCGACATCTCGGAAGACGATCTTTCCAGATATGTTCAGTATTTTGAAGAAGCTGAGGAAGCCACCACCGACGAGCGGACGCTGAGCGAGCGTGACCGCGATTATTACGATAACAAACAATTGACATCCGCCGAGAAGACGGCGCTGGCCAAGCGCGGCCAGCCGGCCATCGTTATCAACCGGATCAAGCGCAAGATCGACTTCCTGCGCGGCGTCGAGCAGCAGCAGCGCACCGACCCCAAGGCGTTCCCGAGGAACCCGCAGGACGAGGACTCTGCGCACGCCGCGACCGATGCGCTGCGGTTTGTGGCCGACCAGTCGCGCTACGACACGGTGCGCTCGTCCGTCTGGGAAAACCTGCTAATCGAAGGGCTGGCGGGGGCGGAAGTGGTCGTCGAGATGAAGCGCGACCAGCCGGAAATCGTGATCCGGCAACTGCCGTGGGACCGGATTTTCCGCGATCCGCACGCCCGCGAGGCGAATTGTTCGGATGGCAACTATCTGGGCATGGTCCTGTGGATGGACTGGGACGACGCGCGCCGGAAATGGCCGGACGCCGCCGACGATCTCGACGCCATGGTCTACCACAGCACCAGCGGCACCTATGAGGACCGGCCGAACGACCGCATGTGGTGCGACGCCAAGCGCAAGCGGGTGCGGATCGTGCAGTTGTGGGAAAAGCGGGCCGAGGGTTGGCACTGGTGCACGTTTACCAGGGGCGTGAAGCTGGAGGGCGGGCCATCGCCGTATGTCGGCGAGGACGGGCAGCCGGAATGCCCGATTGTCCTGACCTCGGCCTACATCGACCGCGGCAATGCGCGCTATGGCGTGGTCCGCGAGATGATCGGGCCACAGGACGAGATCAACAAAAGGCGTTCAAAAGCGCTGCATTTACTGACGATGCGGCAGGTAATCGCCGACAAAGGCGCAGTAGATGACACGAGAAGCGCACGGGCTGAACTTGCAAAGCCGGACGGTTACCTTGAAGTCGCGCCCAACAAGCGGTTTGAAATCCAGCAGACATCGGACCTTGCCGCCGGACAGTTCCAGCTTCTTCAGCACGCGACGGCTGAAATCGACAATATGGGGCCTAATGCGTCCATGGAGGGTAAAAGCCCGGCTTCACAGTCTGGCCGGGCAATCCAGGCGCAGCAGCAGGGCGGCTATATTGAACTTGGCCCGATGCTGGACCGGCTACGCCAGTTCAACATTGCGATCTACAAGGCCGTTTGGGCGCGCATCCGGCAGTTCTGGACCGAAGAGCGCTGGATCAGGGTCACCGACGACGAGCGCAACATCCGCTTCGTCGGGCTGAACAAGCCGATCACCGCGGGCGAGCAGTTCGCCGAGCAGCTTCAGAGCCAAGGTCTGCCGCCGGAGCAGATCCAAATGGAACTGCAGGCGATGCAGGGCGACCCGCGCTTGCAACAGGTCGTCGGCGTCGAGAACAACGTCGCCGAGATGGACGTGGATATCATCGTCGATGACGCGCCCGACACGGTCACGATCCAGCACGAACAGTTCGAGATGATCGTCCAGTTGGTTCAGGCCGGCGTGCCGATCCCGCCCGACACGCTGGTCGAGATGAGCCAGCTCCGTAACAAGGACGCGATCCTCGAAAAGATGCGCGGTGGCGGGCAGGACCCGCAGGCCGCTCAGGCGCAGGCCGAGCAGCAGGCGAAAGCCCAGCAACTGCTCGACGCCGAGCAGGTCGCCAAGGTGCGGCTGCTGGAGGCGCAGGCGGGCAAGGCCGAGGCCGAGGCGCAGGCGCGCATCATGGAGGTGCAGAAGCCCGAGCCGGCAGCACCGCAGGGCGAACCGCCGCCGACCAGCCTGGACGTCGAGCAGCAGGTCGCCGAGATCGATTACACCCAGGCGCGCACCGCCAAGACGCTGGTCGATGCCCACATGGCGGCTACTCGTCCTCCTCCGGCACCGCCGGCCCCGCAGCCCAATGGGGAGATGCAGTGATGGTCTCTGAGCAACACACCAAAATCTCAGGTTATCGGGACCTGACCGAAGACGAAATCAGCATGATGAACCGCATCAAGGCGTTTGAGCGCGAGGCGGCCGACTTGCTCAAGGAACTGGATGCGGCGGCGTCGGGCGATCCGACAGCAGGACGCTGGGCATCGCTCGCCCGCACCAACCTAGAGACCGGCTTCATGTACGCGGTCAAGTCTGTCGCGAAACCTGACGGCGGGCTTGGCCGCAAGTAGCCCGCGCACTTTACACATCACGAGTTTCGCCGAGGGGCGTCCCAGACCGGGGCGCCCTTCGTCGTTCCGGGCCGCCGCCGGTCATCGGGCGCAGCAGGCAAACCCGCCGCCGGGGCTTCGGGCGTGACGACGAGGGCCGAAATGGAACTGAACGAGATCCTGAGCGGAGCGCAGAGCGAGCCAGCAGCACCGGAGCCGACACCGGCACCGGCGCCAGCGGAACCGTCTGCGCCCGCACCATCGGGCGAACCGCCCGCGCCTGAGCCGAAGGACGACCGCGCCCGCGATGAGCATGGCCGGTTTGTTCCGAAGCCGCAGGACGGGCAGCAGGAAGCGCCGCCGGCTTCCAAGCAGGATCACGGGCCGATCCCCATTCAAGCCCTGCTGGACGAGAGGGAAAAGCGACAGCGCGCGGAACGGGAGCTGGAGGAGTGGCGCCGACGGGCAACACCGCCTCCCGCCCCACCCGTGCGGCCGGACGTGTTCGCGGATCCAGACGGCGCATTCCAGCATATCGAGCAGCAGGTTTCCGAACAGGTCACCCGCGCCCGGCTCGACATGAGCGTCATGATGGAGCAGGCGAGCAAGCCGGATTACGCGGAAAAAGAGTCAGCGTTCATCGAAGCGGTCAAGTCCAACCCGGCCCTGTACCAGCAGATGATGAGCGATCCGCACCCCGCCGGCTTCGCGTATCGCGTCGGCAGTCAGGTCCTCGCCATGCGCGAGGTGGGCGACCCGGCAAGCTACCGCGAGCGCATTGAGGCTGAGCTGCGTGAGAAGCTGGAGGCGGAGTATGCCGCCAAGTACCAGCAGGTCACGCCGCCGGCTCCGCCACCCGCACCGCTCCCCGCTTTCCCAACGTCCCTGTCAACCGCCCGAGCCGCTGCGCCGCGCTCTCCAGCGCCGGCCTTCAGCGGCCCGCCCCCACTATCCGTGCTCGGCAACCCCGGCCTGAAGATGGGCTGAGCCGAGCACCTGACGGGATACCGCCATGGCTGACACGACAGTCGCCTCCGCTAATGCGGTCGCGCAATGGGACTCCGACTATTTTCTCGAATACATCCGGGGGAACAGGTTCAACCGTTACATGGGGACGGATGCGAACAGCATCATTCACCTCAATGAAACGCTGACCAACAAGCCGGGGACGCAAGTCACCATCCCACTGATTACCCGGCTGAAAGGGCAGGGCGTCAGTGGAAACTCGGTACTTGAAGGCCGCGAGGAACAGCTCAGCAATTACGGCCACAAGATCACGACCAACGTTCTTCGCAACGGCGTCGTCATCGATTGGCTGGAGGAGCAGAAGAGCGAGCTGGGCCTGCGCAACGCCGCCAAGGCCGCGCTCAAGATGTGGAGCATGGAAGACCTTCGCGGGGCGAATGGCAACGGCCGCGGCATCATCGACGCCTTCGGTTCGTTCCGCTCCGGCGACACGATCACGAGCTATGCCAACACCAGCGAGGCCACGAAGGACACCTATCTGGCGGCCAACAGCGACCGCTACCTGTTCGGCGCGGCCAAGTCCAACATTGCCAGCAACGACCACAGCGCGGCGCTGGCGAACGTCGACTCGACCAATGACAAGCTGATTTACCAGACCGTCAGTTTGGCGAAGCGGATCGCCAAGACCGCCGATCCTCATATCCGGCCGGTTCGGGTGAGCGAAGACGAGGAATGGTATGTGATGTTCGCGCCGTCGCTGGCGTTCAGAGATTTGAAAACCAGCTTGGCGACCATCAACCAAAACGCACAGGTCCGGGGCGACAACAACCCGCTCTTCAGGGACGGGGATCTGACCTATGACGGCGTGATCATCCGCGAAGTGCCGGAACTGCCGGTGGTGACCGGCGTGGGTGCGTCGAACATCGACGTGGCGGCGTCCTACCTGTGCGGCGCGCAGGCAATCGGCGTGGCTTGGGCACAGCGCCCGGTGTCGAAGACGCAGGAGACGGATTACGAGTTCCGCCACGGCGTGGCAATCCAGGAAATGCGCGGTGTTGAGAAGCTGATTTTCAACTCTAAGCAGCACGGAATTGTGACTCTGTGGACTGCTGCGGTTGGCGATTGAGGGGAGGCGTAGAAAATGGCAACGACCTATACTTCGAACTACGCCGCTAGCACTTACTTCGCGGCTGGGCACGGCTCCGGCAACGACGTCAAGTTCGCCACGGGCTCTTACGCCATCACGGCGGCGCTCGTCATCAACGACGTGTTCCAGATGGTCAAGGTGCCTGCTGGGGCAACCGTCTTCGATGTGCTGGTGGTGGTCCCCGACCTCGACAGCAACGGCACGCCGCTGGTGACGCTGGACGTCGGCTACGGCGGCGATCCGGACTACTGGGTGGCGGCCAGCACGGCGGGCCAAACCGGCGGGTTGTTCCGGGCCACAGCAGCGACCGGTGTGCCGCTGGCGTTCACCGCCGAGGATACCATCGACATCCTGGTGAAGGCCGCCCCGGCGACCAGTGCCACGACCGGAACGCTGTACCTGACGGCCTTCTACTCAATGCCGTAACCACGGAAACACGAAAGCACGGAAGCACGGAAACACGTAACCGTGCTTCCACTTTACGGAGGAAGAGAATGCCAAGCTACAAATGGACCGGATCGAACGAACAAGGGTACGTCACCCTGGGCGGCAAGCGGTTCGAGAAGGACCAGCCGGTTGAGGTCAGTGACGCGTCGCTCGGGGCCAAGCTCGACGGCAACGGCGAGTTTGAAAAGGTCAGCGGCGACAGCGGCCAGCCCGATGCCCCGCTGTGGAGCCCGCCGGGACCGACCGGCATCGGCACGGGGCCGGGCAGCGGCCCGGCGCAAACCACTAATGAAACCCTGGATATGAACCCGAACCCCGACGCCGGTAAGCCGACTGAGGAAGAACTCGCGGCGCAGCAGACGGCGGCTGACGTTGGCCCGGAGGAAGATGTCGCGTTGCCGGAAGGCACCGACGAAGGGCCGAAGCGGCGCGGCAAGGCTCCGAAGGCTGACCAAGCGTAATGACGACTTACACCCTGGCGCAACTGCGCAACCGGGTGCTGGGTAAGCTCGGTGTCCTGTCGGGCACCGAGACTGCCACAGCCGAAGACGCCGCCCTGGTCGAGCAGGTTGCCACCAACGTGCACGCCATGCTGGACCGTGAGGTTTACGTGACGTGGGTGCTCAGCGCGATCCCGGACACCGTATTTGAGCCGCTGACATACATCGTGGCTGCCCGCTGCGCTGACGACTTCGGCCTGCCCGATGCGCGCCGGGCCGAGCTGTGGACGCTCCACGGTGCCGCCATGGGCGAGATCCGGACGCAGGTCCAGGCGGAAGAGAACAGCGCGCCGATCCGGGCGGAATTCTTCTGATGACCATCACTTTGACCCGCGAGCGGCACAACGGCGTCATGACGGCCGGTGACAGCGAGACGCTGGCCGGTACCGCGACCGACAGCGCCGGTGCCGTCATCGACCTGACCGGCGCCAGCATCGCCTACCAGCTCACCGATGGGGCGAGCGTGCTGGTTGAGAAGTCCCTGGGCGACGGCATCACCGTCACCGTGGCGGCGTCGGGAACGTTTTCCGTGGCGCTCGATCCGGCCGACACCACCGGCCTGGAGGCCGGCACCTACTGGCATTCCGCCTCGATCACCTCATCCGGCGGCGCCGTTACCACCGTCCTGCGCGGGCGCCTTCGCATCGCCCGGATCACCTCAGCCAGCGGCCGGACCACAGCCGGGACGGCTGCCGAAACCTGGGGCGAGATGGACTCACCCTGGGGGACTTTGTAAGTGGCTGACTGGTTTACTCTGCGGCCGAAGGACACCTTCGGCGATCTGCTCCACCTCGACAACAGCGGCGTCGGGGTCACCAGCAGTCTGAAACGGGTGGAGGACGGCCACGGCGGCGATACCTGCCTGCAACTGTCCAATGACACCCTCAGGGTGGACGGCAACGTCACCGTCACCGGCACCGTGACGGCGGCCGGCTACGGCGCCTCGTCCTTGTATGACGGCACCCTGATCACGGCAACCGGCTCGACAACCGCCGCGACGCTGGCAGCGCGCTTCGCCCGGCACTATTACATTGAGGATTTCGGCGGGGTCGGGGACGGCTCGACCGACAACACGGCAGCCTTCACGGCGGCGTTTGCGGCGCTCGGGGCTGACGGCGGCACGATCTGGCTGAGCCAGGGCGGTACGTATTATGTCGCAACCAGCTTCACGATCCCGGTTCGCTGCCAGCTCAGAGGCCACTTCATCAAACCGGGGTCGGGCGCCTCGCCGATCCTGGAGCCGTACGCGACGCGCGGCAGCACGATCAAGCTGAACCCGGCGGCGACAATCACGATTGCCAGCCTGAGCGGGTTTGACGGGATCACCATCGTCAATTCAGCGCTCACCATCCCGTTCACTCAGGGTAACGCCGCGACGCAGGTTGCGGCCTTCAGCGGCACGGCGGTCAGCATCACGGGCAAGGACGTGACGCTCCGGAACGCGCTGATCCTGGGCTTCGCCAAAGCGGTGTTTTCGTTCGGCGCGCAGCGGTTCGTGATCGACAATGTCCTGGTGG